ATTGAAGCAGGATTTTATAATCCACTAACAATGACCAGAGGAGCTGCAGTGCTATGAATGAAGATGATGTTCCTGATTGGTGGCACCAACAAACTCTTGAGGAGGAGGAGTACAATGAACGCATAGAGTTTGAAGATTGGCTAGATAAAATTGATGCTCAAACATATGAACTAGACTACTTTGAGTATCAAAAATTTATAAATAATAATGGGAGAAAAGATGGACAGTATAGAGATGGGATTGAAAAGGCCCTTTCCAGAAAGCAAGATCCGTTGGCGTAAGGGCGGAGGAGGAGCTGAGTTAGCATACATTACAGCCAGAGATGTTATGGATAGGCTTGATGATGTGCTTGGTATGGCTAACTGGCAAACAAAATACTCTTGGATTGGTGATAGGATGATATGTGAATTGTCAATTAAGATTGGAGATCAATGGATAACCAAGTCAGATGGTGCTGATGATTCAAATATTGAAGGAGCAAAGGGTGGTATATCTGATGCACTAAAACGTGCTGCTGTATTGTTTGGGATAGCTAGATATCTTTATCACCCTAATGCTTTTGACAGGAATAAAAAAGCCGCTTCTTGGGCAACGCCAGAAGGCTTCGATAAACTAATGGCAGAGCGATCAAAGGATAAGTAATGCATTGGTATAGCAAAGATAGAAAGCCCCAACATTTTATTGAAGGTAAAAATGGAAAGACTAGGGCAACAACTTTAAAAGACGCAAGGAAGTATGGTTGGATGCCATCTGTCACATCTGTATTAGATATCCTTGCTAAGCCCGGACTTGATACATGGAAAACCAACAAAGCAATTGAGGCTGCTGCGATTGTCCCAAGAGGCGAGCTTGATATAACAGACTGGAAAACAAAAGTATTATCTGAAAGCAAACGAGAAACAGTAGAGGCATCTGAAAGAGGAAGTCGTATACATAATATGCTTGAGCAGTGCTTTAAAACAAAAGAACAGCCAAGCGATCCAGAGGATGCTGGAATATTTAATGCTGTATCTGCATTGCTAGATATAAATTGCGGAAAACAAGAATGGAGATCTGAAGAAATTATTTGCAATCTAAGGGATGGGTATGGGGGTATGATTGATCTAGTATCTGATGAATGGGTGATTGATTTTAAAACCAAAGAGTTTTCTACTGGATCAAAACAATTAGCTTATGAATCAATGGCTTATCAATTGATTGCATATGAGCGAGCATTGCCTGCACCACCTAAAAGAATAGCAAACATTTTTATAAGTGCTAACAATCCCGGCACAGTTGTATTTCATGAATGGGATAAATCAGAGTTCGATAGATACTGGATGATATTTAAATCTTCTCTAGAAGTTTGGAAGAATGTAAAGAAGTATTGGCCAGAAAAACACGGAGAAAATAATGAAGGGAATTAATAAAGTAATACTGCTTGGTAACGTATGGAAAGAGCCTACTGTCCGAGATACAAAAAACGGTAGCAAGATGGCTCAAGTTTCTATGGTAACTGAGTCTGGTTACGGAGAATATAAAAAGGCAGACTGGCACAACGTAATCTTCTATGGCAAACAAGCAGAGGTTGTTGATGCATACGTTGGCAAAGGAACTAATCTATATGTAGAGGGTTCTATTGATTATAGAAAGTATACTGATAAGTCAGGGGTAGAAAAGTATACTACTGATATCAAAGGATATACTTTACAAATGATCAATAGCCCAGATGCTTATAAAGAAGTTGATGTTCAATCAAGCGGTAGCCAACCAATGCCCGCAAGTGCTAGGGCAGAGATGGCATCAATAGCCAGAGATGTTTCGGCAGATGACATACCGTTCTAAAGGAGAGCCATACGACGAAATAATATATTTCTTAGCAAGAGACATATATCGTGGAAAAGATCAAAAGCCCGTTAAGTTTAACTCATGGGAAGAATGTTTCAAGCACCACGCAGGATGTACTCTGCAACAATACATGAAGTATGCTAAAGATAACAAACTAAAGAAAAGGTATATCGATGAGCGATCAAATAAAAGTTGAGCTAATGGACATTGCATATGCAACGCCAGATAAAGGCACAGAGTTTTCTGTAGGGTATGATCTGTACGCTGCAGAAGATGAGGTCATCAGACCTCTAGATAAAAAACTTATTCGCACTGGAATAAAATTGCACATGCCAATTGGTATCGAGGCTCAAGTAAGAAGTAGAAGCGGCCTTGCTGCAAAGCATGGAGTCTTTGTTCTTAACTCTCCGGGAACAATAGACCCTGACTATAAAGGAGAAGTAAAAGTAATTCTATTTAATACTGGACATCTTCCTTTTGATATCGAACGAGGAGATAGGATTGCACAACTTGTATTCCATTCTTACTTATCGCCAGTAATTAATACAGGAGAAATTAAACATTCAATTCGTGGAGAAGGTGGCTTTGGTAGCACAGGTATTAATGATCAAAGAATGGTAGGTTAAATGAAATTTAAAACACAACTAGGTGAAGATATATTTAAAAACAAATACGCATCTACTGAGTATGAAACTTGGAGTGACAAAGCACATGCTGTAGTAAATAGTGTATGCGGTGACTTCAATGGAACAAAGAATCCATTGATGGATAAATCTGAAAGGGATCAACTTGCTGAATATATATCAGACTTTAAGTTTATTCCCGGTGGTAGATACCTTTGGTATGCAGGTCGAGATGCTAGGTTCTACAACAACTGCTATCTACTTAGGCTTGAAGAAGATACCAGAGAAGAATGGGCTGGCGTTACGCAACGTGCCATGTCTTGTCTTATGACTGGCGGTGGTATTGGTGTAGATATCTCAGCTGCTCGTCCATCTGGTCGTAGACTAAAGCGTACAGGTGGCGTTGCATCTGGACCTATTCCATTGCTGTATACTCTTAATGAGGTAGGTCGCAATGTTATGCAAGGTGGTAGCCGCAGATCTGCGCTATACGGTAGCATGAACTGGCAGCATGAAGATGCTTCTCAATTACTTAAAGTTAAAAACTGGGGAGACATTCAGGTAGGAGATACAACTTATGCTAACCTAAAGAAGGCAGACTTTAATGCTCCTGCTCCGCTAGATATGATGAACATCTCTTTAAACTACGATGATGAGTGGTTAAAAGACCAGATGAATCCTATCTATATGGAAAATGTACGACAAGCTATGATGACTGGTGAGCCGGGCTTCTCGTTTAACTTCGGTGATAAACAAAATGAAACGCTTCGCAATGCTTGTACAGAAATTACGTCTGAAGATGACAGTGATGTATGCAATCTTGGCTCTGTCAATCTTGCTAACATTGACTCGGTTCAAGAGTTTCGTGATGTCGTTAGTCTTGCTAGTAAGTTCTTGGTATGCGGACTTATTAGAGCGCAAGTTCCGTATGAAAAGATTGCAAAAGTAAGAAGGCAAAACAGTCGTATTGGTCTTGGTCTTATGGGCATGCATGAATGGCTGCTCAAAAGAAATCACAAATATGAAATGACAGATGAACTAAAACAATGGATGAAAGTATATGAATCAGAAAGCAAACGATCCGCTGATGCTCATTGTGACAGGCTTTTTCTGCAACGTCCTAAAGGATACAGAGCTATTGCTCCAACAGGGACAATTAGCATCCTCGCAGGAACTACCTCTGGAGTGGAGCCGATCTACGCCGTGGCATACCGCAGGCGCTATCTTACAGACGGAACCAAATGGAAGCATCAGTTTGTTGTTGACGGTACAGCCCAAGCCCTAATTGATTCTGGTATTAATCCTAACTCAATTGAATCTGCTGTTGATTTAGCAGAAGATCCAGAGCGCAGGATTAAGTTCCAGTTTGAACTGCAAAAGTATGTTGATCATGCAATCAGCAGTACACTTAATCTTCCCGCTTGGGGATCTGATCTTAACAATGAAGACACGGTACTAAAGTATGCAGGTACTATCGCTAAGTATGCTCATGGTTTGCGTGGATTAACTGTCTATCCAGATGGTGCTCGCGGTGGTCAGCCTATTACTTCTGTACCTTACGAAGAGGCTCATGCCAAACGCGGTGTTATTTACGAAGACAACTCTGAAGAACAATGTTTAAGTGGAGTTTGTGGAATCTAATGGGAGATAAATATGAAGGGACAAAGGAAAAATATGCTAATCATTCCGGATGCACATGCTGCTCCGGGATACGATAGCGACAGGTTTACGGCGCTAGGTAACTACATAGTTGCTCAGAAGCCTGACATAATCGTATGCTTGGGAGACTTTGCAGACATGCCTAGTCTCTCTTCATACGATAAAGGAACCAAGGGTTTTGAAGGAAGGAGATATAAGAAAGATATAGATGCTGCTCTTGATGGACAAGACAAGATGTTTGCTCCAATCAAAAAGCATAATGATCTAAAAAGAAAACGAAAGGAAAAGCAGTACAAACCTAAGATGCATATGTGCTTAGGCAATCATGAGGATCGTATTGATAGAGCAATTAACTCAGCTCCAGAACTAGATGGTGCCATATCTATGAAGGATCTACAATACGAAAAGTATGGTTGGAAGATTACCCCTTTCAAAGGATGCTTATCTCTAGAGGGAATATCATTCTCTCACTACTTCACATCTGGGGTGGCGGGAAGGCCAATCAGCTCAGCACACATTGGCCATCAACTGGTTTCTAAACTGCACTGCTCAGCGGTGCAAGGACATTCACACTTGTATAATCATGCAGAACAAACACGTCCTGATGGTCAAAAGATCTTTGGACTAAGCGCGGGGTGCTTCTCTCACCCACATTATTCAGAAAGCTGGTGTCGTGATACTGAATATAACTGGTGGAGAGGAGTGGTAACTTTAAACGGACTAGATGGAGAAGGATACTACGATGAAATACACGCTGTAACTCAGCGCAAACTATTGAGGGATTACCTATGAATCTAAAGCCATGTCCATTTTGTGGAACAGAGGCTGTAATTAGCACATTTGTTGTTGGATGTCCAGAGTGTGCTACATCTTTTACCTATGTTCCAGACGATAAAGAAGATAAGAATAAAGCAATCAATCAATGGAATACAAGAAATGGCAAGTGATATATTTAAAATAATATTATTTTATTTAGGATATATCCTTCTTTCTGGCTTTGGCCTCTGGCTTTTTAATTGATCCCTGTTTCCCCCCTGTAACAAGGGGGGTTATTTTTCTAACACATCCAATAGGCATAACAGTAAACCCAAACCATTCACCTTTCTCATCTTTGGTCGTGGCAATACGGACTTCTTCATGGTCATGATTAATTAAATATCCATACGACCAAAAGATTGGCATTGTTGTTTCTTCAGACTTTTCCCACCCGGCAGTTGATATTATATCAACCCACTCTACTTCAACGTAGTTCATAAAGGAACCTTGCTTGCTGCTTCAGACCACTTTTGTAATTCAAGATACTTCTGAGAAGCAAGCAGTCTATACTCATCATAAAGATCTTGCCTCTTTGCTGGACTAAGATTAGGATCTTGTAATACTTTGTAAGCCCTAGAAATAATATCATCTATCTCTCGCTGCTTCCAGTAGTATTTGTTCTGCATTTCATAAGGTCCAATCTTAATGGTATTTATACCAAACCAAGACAAAGCA